TAGTAATAAGTTTACTTAAAACTAGAGCAGATGAGTCTACAAAGAAGATCGTTAACAAGAGAACAATTAAAAAAACTAAAGCAACTAAATAGAGGTTGCGTATAGAATAAATCCGGGGCATATATAAATATCTTAACAGTTTATTTATATATGCAACAGATTTAAAACGCTATTACAAGGGTTAACTTAAATTAAACAAAAAGAGGAAATATATGAAAAATTTATTTTTAACATTAGCACTGGGCTTTGCAACTATGTTCGCATCAGCACAGAATTTTATAGTAGTTACAACTTACACTGCAGCCGAAGAAGGCGCAGAGTGGGAAATGTCTAGCTTAACTGACAACATGGGTATTGGTTATTCAATTAACGATACTTGGACAGTTGGTTTAATCACAGCTGGAGAAGATTCTTTAGGTGATGCTTCTTACGACCTTTTTGGTCGTTATAACTGGAATACAAATATGTACATTTCAGTTCAAGCACCAACCGAAGAATTAATGGACAACTTAACTTTAGGGTTAGGATATTCATTCAACGTATGGAAAGGGTTAGCAGTAGAACCTAATTATACAATGGGTCTTAAAGAAGATTCAAACGGAGAAAGAGAAGGTACATTCAACCTAGGGTTGGCGTACCGTTTCTAAGTAATTAATATCCCATAATGGGATCAACCCTTGTAAAGCACCGGCAATTGTGCCACAAAACTAGTATTCGACAAATACAAAATATAGGAGATTTATAACATGGAAAATGTAATCAAATATGTAACAGGATTCTTTGGTGGTCTAATGACTATCTTAATGGCAGTATTGCCAGTAACAATCCTTTGGACAGTCTTAACAGGCGGTTCAGTATTCGGAATGGACGTAATAGCTAATTTAACTGCTATCGTTACTGCATTAGGAAATGGTGGGTTCGTAGGACTTATCGTATTACTATTAGTAGCTTCATTCTTTGTAAAGAAGTAATAGTTAACAACTAGTAGACACCTCGAGCTTTATTAAACGGGCTCGAGGTCATCTACCAAATAAAGGTAAGAGATAACAATGTTATATTTAGGAATAGTAATTGGGTTACTAATAGGTGCTGCAGCTATGCACTTTAAAAACTCAAAAGATTTAGAAGTAGTTAAAACTACTTTAGAAACAACACAAGAAAAATTAAAGTCAGTTACACATAAGTTATATAAGAGACGTTCGACTTATAAAAAGAAACCAAACGGATCAAATGGCAAAAAAGCAGTCAAGAAGACAGCGCGGAAAAAAGCAGTCACCAACACTAAAAAAACAAATATCTAGTAATCTTTCTAAACGAGCTAACAAGCTCATGGAACATTATGAAAATATTGAAGCACTTCGAACGGTTGGAGAGAAATCGGAAACTTCTGATTTATTAGGTAAGCTAGGTAGCATATTTAATATAGCAGAAGAGATTCCAAAGGATGTATACAGTCCTAAGGTAGAAGGTGTATTAGGTAAATTAAAAACTCTAAAGACTTTAATTATACTTAATATATCTAATACTGAAGATAAAAAGAACTTCGATACGGAAGAGTATCGAGCAGATAGAATGTATGTAACAGATACAGTATTTAAGATCAATGCCTCTAATTCAGTGGATAAAAAAGATCTTAAAACTATGAATACACTCTATAAAAAACATAAGCAAATTAAACAATTATTTGATTAAACTATTACTAATTATTATAAAGGGAATAGAGATGATAAAAAGATTTATGATTCCTAGAACAGCTCACTGCAAAGGCGGCTGTTGACATGGATGGATTTAATGAACCTATAGAAACATTTGGTGATTCAGATGAAGATCTAGAGCTACTTGAAGCTGCAATGAACAATACTTACGAGTATTTGATCAGTGAAATAGATATACAAGATTTACCATCAGGTACCTGGATGCTTAAACAACCAGGAAGGGTGTCTACCATAAACGAAGTAATAGAATATTTTCAGCACGCCGATCGTGAAGAGTATGAGAAGTGTGCAGAATTAATTAAGATAAAACAAACAATGAATTGACCGCTAGTACTTTTATTAGCTGCTCTTTTGGACGAGGGTTCGAAACCCTCCACCTCCACTAAATAATTTACATCATGGGGGTGACTGGCTTTGACAGAGAGATAAGGATTTAAGGAAGGTCACGCATAACTGGCGCACAAGTTGAAATGGCAATGGCTGCTTAATAAAGCACCCAGAACCGAACGGCATTAACAGGGCAAGTCGTATAAGCCCGGTGGAGGTGGACCTTTATAAGGTAATAATATGATTAGTAGACCAATGGTATCTAAAGAGTTAAAATGTAACGGTAAGCTGTATAAGCTTGAAATGTGGGGGTCACCTCGCGAGGATACAGCTATGAATCGATACTCTACAAATGATGATATATCTACCCCTTCATCATACTCTCGTAGTCCCGATGTTCGTAAAGAGTTTTTTAATGAGGTTGATATGAGTGGATCTTGGACTTCATCTTCAGTAGCTAAATATCAAGAAGGGTTTCAACTATGGTTTGATAAATTACCAGTTGATAAGCAACGAGCATATGTTAAAGCTATAGACGAATCTAATCGTATTATTATATCAATGGTGTGGGATATAATTCATGAAGATGATAGAGATGAACTCTTTAATAATAATCTTCGTCAGTTTAGTAATTGGTTTACATCACTCAATGTAGAAGATGTAGATTTTTATATGACTCGTATAATGAGTAAACGTAGATTAATGCCTAAAGAGTTTCGTTCTGAACCGAGTATGATGTCTGAAGATCAGGTGACTGATTTACTGCAAGAAGTTTATGACAGTATAGATGATGACCTTGTACGTGCAACCTCTATTAACGGGTTATTATGTATTAGCTGTACAGATGAAACTAGATTAAAAAAAGCTAAAACCCATATGGTACGACATGGCAGTATACTTCGAGATTATCGAAAAAAACAAAATGCTAATGGACGTATTATATACACATATATATTTTCTACGCCTTAGTTGGATATAAAATAATTTTTTCGTATATTTATATTAAATAACTTATTGATACTGCGGGTCAGCAAGTTATGTTAAAACAATAATGTTTAATATTAAAATTATCTAAGGAGATTTATTATGGGAAATTTAACACCATTCGGCACATCGCCATTCGACGTCCTATTTAAGGACTATTTCAAGACAGATGTAGATTATCAATTTGCAGATGCATCCAAACTAAACCATCCAGTAGACATATATGAGGCCGAAGAAGGGCTCAATATTGATATTGCGTGCGTAGGTTTAACAAACAAAGACATTGAACTCACTATTGAGGGGGATGTACTTCGAGTAGAATACAAGAAGGATTCAAGCTCTAACGAGAATGAATACATTCAAAGGAATATTGCTAAACGAGCATTTAACTTTGGATGGAGAATTAGCAGAAGATTTGACTTAGGTCAGTTGAAAGCAAAACTAGAAAATGGGTTACTTCATTTATCTGCACCACTTGCAGAAGAAGCTAAACCTAAAACAATAACTATTACATAGGGTTTATATGATGATGTTTGCTAGTAAAAGGAGAAGTTTATTAAAGACTCTGAGTTGGAGAACAATTGCCAGCTTGGATACTCTTTTATTAACTTGGTTAGTGACAGGCAGTATTACTGCTGGATTAACTGTCAGTGGATTGGAGATAATCACTAAAATGATTTTATATTATTTTCATGAACGAGCCTGGATACGAAACAAATACGGTATAGACAAGAATGTAAAAAAGGTTATAGAAAAAAACTAAAAAGCTGGCCCGCAAGTCAATAAACCTTACATTATGAAAAAAAAAGTTTTACAATACGATAATGAGTATTGGGTAATACATAGAGCTATACCTCAGCATCAAATGTCACCGAGATCTCATGGCATTAATTCTGATGATGTTAATGCAATGATACGTGTCTGGGTAGAGCATCTACGTGATAACTGTAGTGGTGTTGAGAAGGTATTCCAGAAGAATGGTATGTTTCTCTTCTGTGAACAAATAAAAACTGCAGAAATACTCTAAAACAGTTGCCTTTACGATATTTTTTAATTATATTCTATAATTTATAATATAATAATAGTAATAATAATTAAATATAATAATAATTAATAAAAATAATATAATAGATAATTATAATAAAGATATATATGAAATATAAAGATCAAGTACAAAACAGAGCCGAAGCTATATCTAATCTTCTTGAAACATTAAAGAGAGGGTTAGAATCTAATGCTATATCTAAAGTAGAAGCTGTAGGTATTATAAATAAGTTACAATCAATAAATAAACAAATAGTTAATTTTACTGAATTAGAAGGATAGTAATGCGTAAACAGCTGTTTCCATTATTAATAGCGTTAAGTGCACTAGCTGTTTCAGGTTCAGCAGCATTCTATTCTGTATATGGTTTAAGTAAACTATTTGCAGGAGCTAGCTTTCAAGTAATGATTATGGCAGGTTCACTCGAGTTTGCTAAACTTGTCGTAGCGTCACTGCTTTACCAGTACTGGGATACTATTAACAAAGGATTAAGGGCCTACCTCTCAATCGCATGTTTTGTTTTAATAGTAATAACATCAGGAGGTATATATGGGTTTCTATCTGGAGCATATCAATCAACTGCAAATCAATCTGAACTATTAGATAAGTCGTTAATGATTTTAAATCAAAAACAGATTAGATTTGAAGAGCAAAAACAGGATCTTAAAATTGAAAAAAGTAGTTTAACTAAATCAATTTCAGATTTAAGGATAGCTTTATCTAATCCAGCGCAGGTACAGTATATTGATAAAGAATCAGGACAGTTAATTACAACATCTTCTTCATCAGCTCGTAGAGCATTACAAACCGAGTTATTAACTGCTACCACGAGTAGAGATGGTATTAATATTAAAATTGAAGCTGTAATGGATTCAATTAATAAAACTGACATGGCATTATTAGATAAAGAGATATCTAATGAAGCAGAGAGTGAATTAGGTCCACTTAAATATTTAGCAGAAACAACTGGTCAACCTATGAATAAAGTTGTTAACTGGTTTTTATTACTTATAATATTTGTATTTGATCCTTTAGCAATAGCACTTGTAGTTGCAGCTAATATGGCGTTCGCTCAAGTGAAGGGTAAGGATTCTGATATAGTAATGTCAGTACCGGATGGAATGGAATTTAACAAACCATACCCTATACCAGCAGAGTGGAGTGAACCTTCTCCAGAATTAAAGGATCAGGGGTACAGTCAAAGTATAACAGAAAGTATTAAAATTGAAAAAAAAGATTTAGTAGTAGATGATTTAGAGACTGCTATAAAAACTAACGAGGAAATACTATCTACAGCAAGGGTTCAGAATGGTTTAGATGCTTGGATTGATGTTCTAGAAGAAGAAGGTCTACAGGATGCTAAACAAGAGGAAGTTAAGGAGAGCGTTGATACTCCTATAGAAGGTAACGAATCAGAGCACGAATTATATCATGGTGAAGTAGAAAAAACTGATAAAGAAAAGTTAATTGGTATGGTTGAATCTAAGAAAAATAAATCTAAAAAACGAGTAGTTAAACGCCCACCCCCTGTAGCTCGAGTTAAAAAAAGTTACAAATATAGAGGGTAAGTTGGTTAACTAATTTTTTTTTCGTATATTTAATTATATGGCAAAGAAGAATACAACAGTCTACAAAAGTTATATTGAGAAAGGTGAGCGATGGATGATCTGTCGTAACAGTATTGAGAATGGTAAGTACTGGTCAGGTAGATTTTGTGGAGAGTGGGTTAAAGTAAATATAGATACTACTGCTACTCTTTGCCATAAATGTGTAAACCGAATTACCGAACCACCTAAATTTACTCCAAGATATAAACCGACAGGTAGACCTAAGGGTTGGCAATGGATGAACGAGTTTGTTGATAAAGAGGGTAACGTGTTTCATAAAGGAACTGAACAACCTAAATTGAAAGGTACACTTCCAGCCACAATTATAGAATCTAAAAAAACTAAAAAGCGATTAACTAAACGAGAGCGTGAAGCTGAAAAACGTACGTTAATGGCAGAGTTATATGATCTCAAAAAACAGTTAAAAAAAGCTTCTCTCAAAAAAGATAAAAAAGCTGTTGAATCTCAAATTAAAAAAATTAGTCGTAAATTAAAAATTAGATTAGTTTGATCTTAAATTTATTTTTCGTATATTATACAATATGGATAAACTAATATACACCCGTGGTACATATTCTAAAGAAATTCAGAAGGTTGAATTAGATGTTAATGAAAATGTAGACATACATGACTTCAAAAGAGTATGTAAGCGTCTAGCTTGCGCACTCGGTTATGATAGTATAAGTGTTGAAGAGGCTTTTGAAGGAAAGACAAAGCCATTTGATAAATTAAAACAAATATTAAAAGGATAATTATGGCACGAGATATATACGGTACTTACGAGGAACAAGAAGCAAAGACTAATACATCTGAGGATGAGGTTTATTATGAAGATGATCTAGAGAAAAAGCATCTGTATAAAGAAATAGAATTTGCAGTTGATGTAGAGGATAGTGTAGTTTATATAGTAGGTGAGATAGAAGATTTTGGCTTATATGATTTTATGGTTAGATGTCGCGCTATTATTAAGAATAGAGAAGAAGGAGATACCTCACCTATCAACGTCATAATAGATTCAGTAGGTGGAGATGTATATGAGATGTTTGGTATTATAGACTATATAGAAAGTTTAGAAAGAAACAGTAGTATTAAAGTTAATACTATATGCAGAGGTAAAGCAATGAGTGCAGCTGCAATGATTTTAGCTTGTGGAACTGGTAAACGTTTAGCTAGCAAGAGATCAACAATTATGATTCATGAAGGCTCGTCTATGCAAGCTGGTAAATCATCTGATCTTAAAGCAGCTCATAAATATAACGCTCACCTTGAAGATATGGCCAACTCTATTCTAGGGGAAAAAACAATTAAAGATAAAAAATTCTGGTCTGAACAGACAAAAACGGATTTATATTTATCTTCTAAAGATGCTCAAAAGCTGGGTGTCATTGACGGAATAATACATTAATATATTAATATGAAATTAAACGAAAAACAAATTAAAGAAAACTGGGATGATCTAATAGGAAGGATAGAGCATCAGTTTAGTGGTGAACGTAAAGATAAACTTCTTGAAATGTATAATCACTTTGCGGATAGGATGATGTTCGCTCCTGCTAGCTCTAGAGAATCTTATCATAACTGCTTTCCTGGTGGTTATGTTGATCACGTACTTCGTGTGATGGATTGTGCTTTCGATTTATATAATTCATGGATGATGCAAGGCGCCTATACAGATAATTACTCAGTAGAAGAGCTAATGTTTGCCGCATTAAATCATGACTTAGGTAAGGTAGGTGATTTAGAAAATGATACGTACATACCCAATGAGTCTGAATGGCATAGAAAGAATCAAGGTGCTCTCTATACAGTTAATCCTAAAACTGAATTTAGTTTAGTTCCTGACAGGAGCTTATTCTTATTACAGCATTTCGGTATTACATATTCTTGGAATGAATTTTTAGGTATACGGATACATGATGGTATGTATGAGGAAGCTAACAAACCTTATCTTGTCAGCTTTAATCCAGATTCAAGACTACGTTCTAACCTACCATTAATACTCCATCAAGCTGATATGATAGCTTCGAGGGTAGAGTGGGAGAGGTGGAAATATGGTGAGAATGGATTACAAGGAACTAGAACATTAACAGATGTTCCTAAAGATAAGATGATGAAGCATGTAGTTAAAAAGCCTTCAACAGCTCCTAAACCTGCACCTAAAAAGAAACCTACTCCAGCGTCACAGCTGAATACAGGTTCTGATGCTAGTAAATTATTTGATGAGTTATTCGGATGATAATAACAATTATAATACTTACGCTAGCTCTTGCTGGTACTCTGTATATTATATATAACCTGTTACGTAAATATGAACAGGGTGAAGAATATATAGAAAACCTTGAAACTTGGGTAAGAGAATTCTCAAAGACAATTACTGATATGAATAGAGAGATTAAAAAGATAGATAATAAAGGCTCGTTCTCATCAGATGATGAAGTAGGCTACTTTTTTAAAGAGCTTAAAGCAATTATACAAAAATTAGACACACTCGGAGAAGAGGATGATAAATCAAGTAAGCGCTAGCTTATCACCAGTACAAGAATTTTATGAATGGTATGATGAGTTCGAAACAGAACGTAAGGTAACAAAAGCAAAAAAGCGGAGAGGGTATTTTCACGAAGAAAATGAACGTGCTATTATAGCTTATAATAATGAACCTGATTATTTTTTGCGTAATAAAGTTTATTCTCAACATATACATAAACCGTTTATGAAACTTACGGAAAATATTATTCATACCTTTAAATTTTATTGTTTCGACGATCCTTATGTTGATGTACAAGCTGAGGTAGTTGCGTACCTTATAGAGAAAATTGATAAGTATGATCCAACTAAAGGTTCAAAAGCTTATTCTTATTTTAGTATAGTTGCTAAAAATTATTTAATTTATAATAACAACGAAAATTATAAAAAAATGAAGCAGCGTACTTCTGTAGATGCTATAGATATTAAACGTAATATTACTAATGAAATAGTTCGTGAAGATATTAAAGAGGCACGAAAAGACTTTACTGACTTAATGGTTGAATATTGGGACGCTAATCTTAATACTATATTTACTAGAAAAAAAGATATACGAGTAGCAGCTGCTATAGCAGAGTTATTTAGGCGCAGAGAAAATATAGAAATATATAATAAAAAAGCATTGTATATTATGATACGTGAAATGGCTGATGTTAAAACTCAGTATATAACTAAAGTAGTTAATCAGATGCGTCGCATATATCGTGACATGTGGGAAGATTATCAGAAGACAGGTCGACTTGATAATACTATAGCAAGTTCTAGTCAACAAAATTCTAAATATTTCTAATTATTATATATGGATAAAGATAGTGAAATATTTAAAGGAAAAAGCTTTTCAGATATTGCTAAAGATTTATACGGTGCATCCAAGAAGAAGGAGTCTCAGATAAATTTATTAATATCTGAATTAAAACCGTTTGTTCAAAACATAGGTGATGCTACTATTATAGTACCTTTAATAAAAGATTATTTAGAAGTTAGTGTAAAAAATGATGATCAATTAGCTAAACTTCTAGCAGTAGTTCAACGACTTATTGGTAATAACGTTCAAGGTGAGAACGATTTTGGTATTTCAGAAGAAGAAAAAAATCAGCTACTTGCAGAGTTAAACGCTATTGAAAAAAATAACGCTAATATAGATGATAAAATTAAGGGTGTAGAAAATGGCCGGGTACTCAAAGGTAAAGAATAACAAAGGAAAAAGCTATCGTCCGTATGGACCTGCAGCTCCAGTTACTCAAAATGATCTCGATTTTCAACAGAATCTCAAAGTCGATAACTATCATACTGAGCCTGCTGAGGTAGTAGATATAGTACTTAACCCTTCACATCCTAATTACGATTCTTCTATACCTGATCCAGAAGAGCAAATTGGCTGTATTCAAGTCAGACGTATATTTAGTGATGCTAATGTAGAAGATTTAGATAAATTAAGCTGGGCAGTTCCATTGACTCGTAACATTAAGCAATATCCACTTATTCACGAAATAGTATTAATTACAGAGTATTGCGAAAAAAACTCAGTTGATCAACCTGACAGCACTCAGATGTATTATCATGATATATTAAACATTTGGGGTTCTGTACATCATAACGCTATACCATTCTTAAGCATACCAGAACCTGATATATCCTCAGCGGATAAGGATAAGATAGCTGAATATAAAGAAGTAGGGTTTGGTAATCCTAACATATCCGGTGATGAGGGTAGTGATATAGAGTTCGGTAGAACATTTAAAGAGCAACCGCGTATTAGACCAATACAACCTTATGAAGGAGATTTTACTATTGAAGGTAGATTTGGTCATTCTATACGATTTGGTTCAGCAGTAGTAGACCCTGACGTACCTAATTTATGGTCAGATCCATCTACAGACGATCCAGCTGAACCTTTAATTATAATTCGTAACGGTCAAGATCAGGATTTAGAAGATGGTGGAGAGCATGTAATAGAGGATCCTGATACAGCTGCTGGTACAATTTGGATGACTAAAGGTCAAACAGTACCTTTAACTTTTGGGTCTACTAAATATGATGCACTATCTTTTGAAGCAGGAGAAAATACAGTAGGTGAAGACCTAACAGCTCCGACAACTGATGACCTAATAGATGCAGAAGGTGAACGTCAAGGTCAGATATTATTAACTTCGAATAGATTAGTATTTAATAGTAGGGAAGCTGGAACGTATATTTTCGGAGGAGGTGGAATTGGATTAACTACAGAAACTGATATGACCTTTGATGCAGGTAGTGAATTTTTAGTTGATACTCCATCGATATACTTAAATGCAACAGAAAAGGTAGAAATAGAAGCACCTCTTATATATTTAGGTAAGTCACAACAATCAGAAGATGATGGAGGAGTTGGTGCAACTCAAGCTACTAAAGGTCACCCGTTAGTTTTAGGTGATGAAGATGATTTATGGAAAAGTACTTTATGTGATATTATAGATGCTATGCTGACTACTCTGCAGAGTGAAATTCACCCTACACCAGCTGGACCATCAGGTCCTCCGATACAAGCACCTCAATACGCGACTCAACAATCAGATATAGCAACTTTAAAAGCTTCGTTAGCTACTAGCTATAGTGATACAGTATGGGTACAAAGAAACGGATAAAGTCGTTAACGACTTAAAAAGGAGATAATTTATGCCAGCTAATTGGCCAGGATTTACAGCAGCTATGAACTCATGGTTTTGTGGTTTTGCAAACGGTGATACAGACGAAGATTGGCAACAAGCCGGTGCACCAACTGCTAAAAAGATAGCTGACGAATATGAACTAGCAATTACAACTGCTGGTATTATACCTTATAATAATCTAGTAGCTAGTGGTTGGGTAAAAGCAACTATGGAGAGTGGTTGGAAAGCTTCATTTGCTCAAGTATTTAATCAGGCTGGAGTACCACCTGAAGGTATAGATATAGGAGTGCCAGGTTGGCTGCCAGCAGCTACTGCTACAGTAAATGCATGGGCAGCTGTACAATATCAACCAGTACCACCTCACCCTCCAACGGTAGCACCAGCGCCTGGTGTAACACAATTAGATCCAGGTCTTGGAGCTATACCAGCATTAGCATCAACTATAAACGATGCATTTCATTCGAATCAATGCTCACTAATAGCAACTATTTTAGTATCAGGATTTACACAACATTTAACCATGATATCAGGATTATATACTGGGTTAGTACCAACACCTGCAGGACCAGTACCAACACCTGTGCCATGGGTGGGAGTATCATAGAGGTTTTTAACCGACAATTTAGTAATAGTTATATTTATATATGATAAAGTATATTTAGAGGAGAAACATGTCAACAAACAAATTAGCACAAGTTATAAGAAAGATTGTTCGTGAAGAGGTTCGTAAAGAAGTACGTACTCTATTAAATGAACAAAAAGCAGCAAAACCAAAGGTTACAAAAAAAGAATTTAAAAAAGGCTTAAAGCATGCATTAGGTCTTCAAGATGGTATTGAGCGAGCAGCACGTAAACCTAAACCTAGAGCTCAAAAGCAATATACTAAAAATGCTACATTAAATGCAATATTGAATGAAACAGCTGGAGAGATAGAAGCAGGAAATCAAGAATATCCAACTATGAATCGACAAGCATATACAGCAGATTCAGCACAAGGATTTGATAGATCATCATTAGCAGCTAAAATGGGGTATGGGGATATGAATCCTTCAGGAACTCCATCAATACAGGAAATGATGCCTAAAACTAATATAGCAGGTGGAGTTAATCATGCTACTGAAGTTGATCCTGGAGTAGCAAAAGCACTAACTAGAGATTATTCTGAGTTAGTAAAAAAGTTTAAAAAGTAAAAAATGGCAAACTTGTTCGGTAGAGATGATATTGGTATAGGGATAGCGTTACCGTTTGGTTCTGGGAGATCTAATTTAAAATTAAATTATACAACTCTAGATCAAGCTAAAACTAATATAGTTAATCTTTTATTAACTAATAAAGGTGAACGGATTATGCAACCTCAGTTTGGTACTAATTTAAGAAGATTTTTATTTGAACCTAATACTCGAGATTTAACTTCAATGATCCGTACCGAAATAATGGATTCAGTTAAATTTTGGCTACCGTATGTAAAATTAGGACCAGTAAAAGTAAATCGTGATATAGAAAATATAGATCAGTATAAAATAGTAGTAGAGTTAAACTTTAGTGTAGTTGATGATATCACAGAATTCAAATCAGTAACTTTTAAGTTCGGCTCAGATGGTAGTGTAACAGTAATGAATATGTAGGAAAGACATGGCATCAATAAATAAAAAAATAAGCAAAGATATTAAATATACTGGTAAGGATTTTCCTACTATCCGTAAGAATTTATTAAATTTTGCAAAAACTTATTACCCAACAACCTTTAATGACTTCAGCGAAGCATCTCCAGGAATGATGTTCCTAGAGACGACTGCTTATGTAGGAGATGTATTGAGCTTTTACTTAGATAAACAGTTTAAGGAAACCTTACTACCCTACGCATCAGAACGTAAAAATGTTATATCCTTAGCTCAAGCTCTCGGGTATAAACCTAAGCAAGCTATATCAGCTAATGTTGATGTAGATATATTTCAAACTATTCCAGCTAAAGGAGCTGGTTTAAATAATAGACCAGATTTCGACTACGCACTATCTATTAGAGGTGGTATGAGAGTTAGATCTACTAATGGTACAGTATACAGACGTAACCTGCCAATAGATTTTACTGTATCAGGATCTACTAACCCTACAGAGGTCTCTATATTTTCTACAGATGATTCAACAGGAGACCCAACCTTTTATCTATTAAGAAAGCAAGCAGGATTTCAATCAGGGACACCAGTTACTGAAACTTTTCAAGTAGGTGCAGTGCAACCATTTTTACAGATAGCATTAGCTAGAACTAATATTATTGAAATAATTAAAGTTACAGATGCATCAGGAAAAGAGTGGACTGAAGTTCCATATTTAGCACAAGATACAGTATTTAAACAAGTACAGAATGATCAGTATGTTGATCCAGATTTAACCATATATAATCAAGAGACTCCATACTTACTTAAATTAAAAAAGACTTCAAAACGGTTTACCTCTAGAGTTCGTGAAGACGGTAGATATGTACTAGAGTTTGGTCCAGGAACTTCAACTAGGCCAGATGAAGAGGTTATACCAAATCCTAAAAATGCTGGATCTGCATTACCTACAGTAACTCCAACTAGTAATCAATTTATTGATCCATCTAATTTTATGTATACTAAAGCTTACGGAGAAGCACCATATAGTACTACTATAACAGTTGAGTATACTATTGGTAATGGTATAAAAGATAATGTTGCATCTGGTGAAATAGCTGACATAGATTTAATTAATTTTATTAGTGAAGGAGCGGGGCTAGATAGAGTCTTATTTAATAGTACTAAAAAATCAGTAGCAGCTACTAACCCAGTACCAGCTCAAGGTGGTAGAGGAGCAGAGTCTGCAGATGAAATACGTGATAACGCCTTAGCATTTTTTAACGCTCAAGGTCGAGTAGTTAGTAAAGATGATTATATGATTCGTACTATGACTATGCCAGGTAGTTTTGGTTCAGTAGCAAAAGTATATGCTACTCAAGATGAAAAATTAAATATTAGCGATACTAATAATAGATTGAGAAATCCATTCGCAGTAAGTTTATATACGTTATCATATAATGCAAATAAAGCGCTGGTAAAAACTAATCCAGCAACCAAAGAAAATATAAAAAGTTATCTAAGTCCATATAGGTTATTAACTGATTCAATTACTATTAAGAATGCTTTTATCATAAATATCGGTATAGATTTTGAAATATTAACATTACCAGGATTCAATAGTAATGATGTATTATTAAAATCTATTAAAAGCGTACAACAGTTTTTTAATATAGATGATTGGCAGATAAACCAACCTATTATATTATCAGACCTGTATACTGAATTATCTACTATAATGGGACTTCAGAGTATTGTAAAAATTGATGTATATAATCTTCAAGACGAGCAATCAGGATATTCAGGTAATATTTACGACATTAATCAAGCAACACGAAATCAGGTAATATACCCATCACTTGACCCTAGCATATTTGAAATTAAATATCCAAATTCAGATATTAAAGGACGTGTAGTATCAGTTTAGGAGCTATAAAATGATAAAATCTATATACGCAGATTCAGATAACACTATCTACGAAAAAACTGGAAGCTTAAATGCTGGGCTTGATTCAGTACTCGAATTAACTAAAATTTCTTCATCAGCTGGAATACATTCCTCTAGAATTTTAATTAAATTCCCTCTAGATCAAGTTAGTTCATCAGTAGCGGCCGGTAAAATTAATAACCCTCGATTTTATTTAAACCTATATCAAGCAGGAGCATTTGAAGTACCAAAAGAATATACCTTAATTGCATACGCTGTATCTCAATCTTGGGATGAAGGGTCAGGTAGGAAACTGGAACCTACTGCATTAAATTTATTTGATAATATAGCTTCTTCATGGATATATAGAGATAAGCAAGCAACTAGTATAGAGTATATAGCTGCAAGAGATACACAGTGGACTTCACGCTCTCTAGCTGACGGTTCAGCTATGGTATTTAATAGTGTTACAGGTGGTGGTACTTGGTATAACGATTATTACGGTACACAATCATTTGAACACGAATCAGCTGATTTAAGAATGGATGTAACCCCTGCTATACAGTACCTTTTAACCGGTAGTAGAAATAACGACGGGTTAATAATACTACGTTCAGGATCACAAGAAACTGATTCTACTAATTATGGTAGCGTTCAATTTTTTTCAAGACAGACTAATACGGTATATCAACCTAGACTAGAAGTAGTTTATGATGATTCAAGTTTTGATTCGTCTGGATTATCTGAATTAACTTCAGATCAAAGTGTAGTTTATGTAAAAAATCTTAAACATGAATATAGTACAAAAGAACAACCTAAAATTAGAGTAGTAGGACGTGATAGATATCCTACTAAAACTTTTTCTACTCAATCTAATTTTAAAACTATTAAATTTTTACCAACATCCTCTTATTATGGTGTGAAAGATGCGATCACAGAAGAGTTTATTATACCCTACAGTAATCAAGGAACTAAATTAAGTTGCGACTCATCAGGTAATTTTATGAAATTAGAAATGGATTCATTTATGCCTGAACGTTATTATAAACTATGTTTTCAAGTGACTCAATCAGATAGTTCAGTAGTCGTTTATGACGAAAACTTTTACTTTAAGGTTAATAGATAATGGCTATAAATAAAAAAGTTAATATAACTCGCGCTCAAAAGATACGAGATGCAGGTAAGACACCCTTACAGAAAGCTCAAGCTAATGTAGGTAGGTCAGATGTACCTATTGGTAAGCCTATACCTACAGTCATTGCACGACCGCTACCTGAATCACCAGTGCGTACATCAGGAGGTGAATCTCCTTATATACCACCTATTAAAGATGGTAAACCTAATCCGGAGTTTATAAGAACTATACCTCCACCTCCACCGAAGCCTGATCCTGAACGACCTCAACCAGAATCTCCAGTTAAAACTGAAATAGATAAGATTATTGAAGAGTCTAACGAGGTTATAAAAGAAATAGAAGGTAAGGTAGATCCGGGTAGACAACCTGTAGATCCGGTTCAAGATATAGTTAAACCACCTCCTGCTATAACACCAACTGAAGTTGCTTTAGAAAATCAAAAAGACTGTGACAATAGAGTAGAGTTTCCTAATATAGTTATTAATAACGAAGTTGTAGTAGATTTAGATTTAGGTCAAGAACAAACTCAATTTGATTTACCTGATCCTATAGTAGTAGAAGAGTTAAGAAGAGGTTGTACAGATCCTGATGCAGAAAATTATGATCCAGCAGCTTTAATAGATGATGGTAGTTGTGTATTTGCAGATCCAGAAACTGGAGACCCAATACCAGATGAACCAGAAGAACCGTTACCTAATATAGCTGCAATTACTGATTTTGTAGACAGCCACGGTAAACCAGTGTTTACAGTTCGTATCGAAGACGTAATAGATGAAGAAGAAATAGAATTAGAGAGCGGTGTCAAGCTTGAAGCTACAGTCGAGTTAGTAGGAGACATGGCTAGACCAAACCTTTCTGATAGCGATCTTATTTTATCAGAAGAAGATATAGAAGTTACTAAAAAGAAACAAGCAAGACTTGCAGTAGGTGAATTAGCAGGTGATACAAAACTAGCATCTGATGAGGATATAGTAATTATAGGTGACAGAGAGACTATAAAACAAAAATTAGTACGAAACGATAATGGGGTAATATTGTTAAAACCTAATGACTCACCTAAACTCAGAGTTAGCTTACGAAGTCAATCATTTACTCTATCTCAATATAGACGTACAATTGATACTGACTTTAAACAATTAATAGGGAAGATGTAATGCCATTTGATTATTATAAAAATATAGATGAAATAGACTTGACTTTTGGTCAAGTTAAAGCTCAGGTATATTCTTTAGACGATGTAACCTCAATGGATACAGTATATGGGTATTTACAAAATCCTATCTATGGTCAGAGTGATTTTGATCGAGTCGAGTTACATGTATATGATGTAAATAAAAGTTTACTTTTTTCTGATCATAAAGTTGAGGGTTGGTCTATAGGCTCTGATCTAGAAGGTATGCCTGTAGTAGATCTCGATATAAACGGTAACTTAAATAGTTTAGGTTTTGATAATGGTGTTTATGATGTAGTTTATAACTTTCATAGAGATGCAGTTGGAGGACCAGTAGGACCTAAATTTAAGATACACTCTATAAGTGCAGATCGTAAAGAGGTACGTATAGTACCATCAGTAGTAGAAGATGATGAAGTAAATCAAGGTGCTTTACTAGAAACTTTTTACAGCAGATTACAGCGACTTAAAGTTACTTCAGCAGTTACTGGACCATATACGCATGCAGCTATACCAAATAATCCCTTGTGGACTGCTCTACAATTAAATTTAGCCTATAATAAAATATTTACAGTTGCAGCTTGGTTAATAGATGATATTTTTCCAACTGACCCAGATGAACCTAATACAATATTACTTAAGCTTTATGAACCTATACCATCTAATATTAATGTAAACCATCAATCATGGTTAGTAGCAGAAGCAACTCAACCAGTTATTAATAGAGTAATGCTTGATGCACCGATTCTATTACAAGGTACAACAATCCAAGGACCTAACTTTGATTTATGCTTAGATGATACTGCTAGATTACAGACTGATTATAAAAGTTATAATCAAGTTTTAGGTACAGATCCTGACACACAAACAACTATACTAAATAGTTACAGTTCAAGCGCAGATGGTATACAGCTCAATATAGACTACTCTGTCTTTAGTAATTATGTACACTTTAGCTCTGCTAAGCAACGTATTGATAACTTTATATATAAACTTCAAGTTATAAATCAATACGATAGATCAGCACAAGAAATAGAATACAGTGATTTTGCAACTTCAGATGTATACATTTACGAGTATACAGGTTCTCGAGGAACCTTATACAATAAAAAATATCAAAAAAAGTGGGTAGATAAAAAAGTAAAATTAATAAACGAATTCGATGATTTTGAAAAATGGTTATACTTTGAAAGTGGTTCTGATTCAAAATATATTACCTTATCAGGATCAAAAGGAGGAGGAGAACGAGATTGGACTAGATCAGTTATAACACCATTTCCTAAATTATCAGGTTCATATAAAAACGCACGCTGGAAAGAAGACTACTTACAATGGGATTCAGATGATTTATTTGACTGGGCAGTTCATAGTATATTTTTACCAGGAGCTTCATATGAACTTTTAAATGTTAAAAACACTAAAGCTCTTAACTGGAGAAAATCTGCTGCAGCTTCTGCAAGTGCATTCGATAGTCAAAATAATAATTTATTAAGAAAAACTGTACCACAGTATTTAAGTGATCGCGGTAAAGATGATAATGAAACATATTTAAGATTTTTAGATTTAGTTGCTCAATCACATGATGTGTCTTGGACTTATACTAAATTCTTTACTGATCTTAACAACCGCTTACATAATACTAATTATGAAAATAAGCATGGTATGTCAGACGATTTAGTATACCATGTAGGTAAATCTTATGGTATTGATTTACTAACAGGTGACCCTAATCAAGAGCTATGGGAGTATAAATTAGGGAAGACTGAAAATGGTTTCTCAATACAAAGCTCACCAACTGCATCTATACGCACAATGACCGCTCAACAAAGAACAGCTGAGACTTGGAAACGTATTGTAAATAACTTACCACTTTTATTAAAAAGTAAAGGTACTATGACCGGAGTCCGTAGCTTAATAAACTGCTACGGTATACCAGAAGATATTTTACCCGTTTATGAGTATGGTTCAAGTAAGAAAAGTGAGCAAACAGTTTTATTTAAAGAACCTAATTTTAAATATTGCTTAAACTTTAATCAACAACAAGCAGTTGATACCTTCTGGGGACCTCACCATAAAACTGCAGGTTGGGTTACATCTAGTAATGTAACTCCTAATGCAGTAGAGGTTAGAGTATGGCCTGAAACTACAGTAGGAGTTCATACTCAATCAATATGGCAGGTAAACAATGAATTAGGTATTACTTTACATAGAAGTCATTCAAGTGCAGTACATGAAGGTCGCACCGTAGGGTTTACTGAATTCGGTCACTTTAGTATGATATTATCTAGCTCTCAAGGGTATGTATCTGCATCAACTGGTAAAGCTAGGATATTTGAATCTACTAATGATAAGCAAATCGGCCACGGTTGGTGGACTTTACTACTTAATAGACATGCAAATAAAAATTCCCATCCATTAGGGTCTTATCATACCGGAAGTAATTTTAAATATGAATTAACTGCGTTGCGCGGTGATTACGAAGTTATAGATCAAAATGTATCTTGTAGCTTAACAGTAACCGGTAGTGATGCATATTACTCAAGTTCTATAAATAAATCTTGGTCAGGAAGTTTAGAAGCAGGTAAACGAGCGTATCTTGGTGGGTTCGTTACATCCAGTAAAACTTCAGCATATGTACATCACCAACAGCATGGTGCATTTGGTATACCATTTAGCGGTTCTATGCAAGAGTTAAGATACTATGCAACACCTTTATCACAATCTACATTAGTAGATCATACACTAGCTACAGAGTTATATTCTTCTAATGGACCAACTGATTCATTTAATAATTTATTATTAAGACTGAGGTTAAGTGATAAAGCAAATCATTATTCAGGAAGTGCGGCTAAAGAGACTTCATCAAAAGCTATAGCAAGTGTACAACCTGATCAACGTGTAAAGTACACCTACTGGGATAGCTTACAAGAGTTTTCAGTATCAGGTTCTACTATTAACTACCCCGACTCTACACCTTATGGTTTTTCTGAAGAGTATTATTTTATTAATACACCAGAGTTAGGTCCTAATAGTTATACAAGTAATAAAGTACGAACTGAAGAGAATAAACTACTCAGACACTTAAGTGCAGAAGGTCGCGCTGAATTACCTAGCAGCGATAAGTATGCGCTAGATAGTAACGGGTTAGGTATATATTTTTCTCCTACGGATCAAATTAATAAAGATATTTTTGATCATATAGGTAGAGCACCTTTAGATAATTTTATTGGTGATCCAAAACAAGCATATGAATCTGAATATGTAGATTTATCTGGATTTAATACTTCATACTGGAAGAAGTATAGTAAAGATACCAATCAAATGACTTATCTTAATGAATTAAAATTATATGATATGTCACTATTTACTATGCTTAAAAGACTTATACCAGCTAGAGCTAATGCTGATTTAGGAGTAGTAATTGAACCTCACTTTATAGAGCGTTCTAAGATATCACCACCTGGTAGAATGTCAATATCAGGAGATGGTAGTCCAGCTCCTATAGCTCAAACCACTGCTCAAGTTGCTAAAGTTCAGCAGTTAACCTCACCGCTAGTAAATAAGCCGCGAGTTACTCAATTAGGATATCAACTACCACCTCAAGTTTTAGTTGCTAAACTTGGTAAACCATCAAAGAAGCCAACTAAAATTAATATTAAACAAGTATCACCTCTTAACTCGGTAATGAAATCTTTTAGTGCAATTACTCAACAAAGTACACCAAGCGCTAAACCAGAATTTATTCAAAATACTACTACAGTAGACGGAACTATAGGATCAAGTGATTCACCTATTATAACTCTTTCTAATAAAAATACTAAAAGTATAGGTAAAAATACAATAGCATATCAAGCTGCTAAAGAACGTGAAAAGCAGGGTAGTACAAGTAGCGTACCTTCTCATTTGTCATCTACTACAAATGGGTCAATGCTAGAACCAATCAATGGTAGTCTGCGAGTTACTAACAAAGTATCAAGCTCACAGTACACATTTACTAGTTTGCAAAAAAGTTCTAGTTTAGGTTCATCTGGGTATAATACAGCTACCAGTAACTATATTAAAGTTCAGACACCCGGCTATGTATCATCGGCAAGTTTCTTACATATTGGTGAATACAGAAAGTCAGAGTTTAGAAAAACTACTAAATACTTCTATAAAGGTAATGGTACTACTGCACATACAATGCTGAGTGCATCCTTAGGTAAAGCTTTTGAAGATGGTAGATCGTTTAACAAATTTGCATTTAGCCACTCATTAGTACTCGCGGAAGTATCTGATTACAATTTAGGTGGTACAACAGGTACAGATAGAACAAGACATGCTGGAACACAAGTAACAGCTCCAGATTTTAATATTAATAGTACTGAGACTCCAGATAGAGGTCCAGTAGTTTCATTTACTATAGGAGATCCAAATCAGATTATTACTTCTGATCCATCTTTTAGAGGAAACTTAACTATTGAATAAAAAAACAACAGTTTTTAATGTTTAATCATATTTATTAAAGACAAAGAATATAAAGGGAAAAAAATTATGGGATATTTAGACAATACATCAATTACAGTGGACGCCATTCTGACAAAGAAAGGACGTGAAATTTTAGCAAAAGGAGCAGACGAATTTAAGATTACTCAATTTGCATTAGCTGATGATGAAATTGATTATTCATTATGGAACCCAGCTCACTCTCTAGGTAGCAATTTTTACGGTATTGCAATAGATAATATGCCACTAATAGAAGCTATTCCAGATGAAACACAAACAATGAAATATAAGTTAGTTACTTTACGAAAAAGTACAACTCGTATTCCAGTTATAACGGTACCAAATTCTACAATTACTTTAGTAGCAGGAGGAGATGCAGTTGATGTATCACCAAATACTTCTAATTTTGAAGGCGGTAACTCAACATTAGGTTATACAGCAATCTTATCAAATAGTGACGTTGCATTTTTAGAAGTTGGTACTGCAGTTAAAAGTGTATTAATGCAAGGCGCAACTGTTCCAACATTTGTAGGAGATGATGAATCAGCTCAATCAGTATCAGCAGTAGGATTCAGCTTTAGAGTAGTAGCAAAAAATCAACCTATACAATCAAAAACAGCTACTTTAACAATTATAGGTAATGAGACAGGTGGTAGAGCAACTGTAACCGTAACTGTTAATAAACAACAAGTCGCAACATCAGGTGGTGATCTTTAAGAAATAGGGAAAAAACATGGCTAATAAAACTAAAGCTCAAATAGAAAAAGAAATTGCAGAAGTAGAAGCGATTAAAAATCAGCTTCAGGAAGAAAAACGACAAGCTGATGGGTTACCTTCTACTCAAGATTCAGCTCAAGGAGCTATTATAAGAGAAGCACAGAAGTTAGCTACTCAAATAGTTCGTGAAAGAGACGCACTAGAACAAAAAACTACTACAGGTAAAATATATTCAAGATTTGATGTAGGTAACGATGTTATATCAAATAGAAAAGAAAAAGTTACTGCAGGAATTTGGTCTAACGGTACAGGTGAAATCTCTACTTTTCATACTGCATCGGCTCAAACATCCTCTAATGCTGGTAGATATTACTGGGATGTATACAATAGCTCATCAGTAGCAGTTGGTTCATCAGTACAGTTTGCTATTGCATACGGGCATAAACAAGGAAGTGGTAGTATAATTACAAATGAAGATTTTCCAACTAAAGCAATATATACTCAGTATAAAAACTTACTACTTGCACCAGGAGATAATACATTTACTTTTGATAATAAAGTAGATGAAGAACATATATTAGCTATTAACTTTCAAAGAGCTAGACTTAAAGAAAAATTAGATCCAGGTAATTGGGAGTTAGTATTAAGTGGTAGTGGTATATCTACTACAGGTGGTAATATAACTAAGCTGATTGATAACAGTGGAACCGGTGATGCAACTATAAATGACGGTCAACGTGTTTATAGTGTAGTTAGTGGAACTATTGCAGGAGGTGAGTTAACTACTGATGACGACGGAGTAACTGGTGGGTACGGTTTAGTTTACCCTGATCTTGGAATTATAATACTTAATCCAGGTAGACTTAAAGAACGAGGAATCACTCCAACAGGAACAGTTACTGCTTCGAATACAAATAATCAATATAATGCAATGTTATATACAGCTATATCAGGAGCTGCAGCATACAATTCAAGCTATGGATTTGCTGCAAGAAATGAAGAAGAAGTTACATCAACGTTTTATTATGTACGTGTTAAGAATGCAGATTACAATTTTAGTAATAATCCAACATTCTCAACTGGATCTTTAGGTGCATTACGTCACCCAACTATGATAAAAGATCCTAAATCGTATATTACTACAGTTGGATTATATAATGATAGACAGGAATTACTGGCTACAGCTAAATTAAGTAAACCATTGATAAAATCATTTGACCGAGAAGCATTAATTAAGGTTAAACTTGACTTTTAATATTTACTTGACTAGAATAATAGCCTAAATATATAAACCCTTTATATTTATTATAGAGGGTTTATTATTATATAATAGAATTATATGTCAGTATTTAAAAAAATAGATAACAACGATATTACGATTACGCCATTCGATGTGCATAAGGAATATATTCTAGATGCCTCAACGTATAGTAGTAGTTATGGTGCACAATTTCTAGGTGCTAATTATCATTCATATAGTTTTGCAGATCCAATCCGCGGTAAAAATATAAATCTTGAATCTAAAAATTTAAACGGTACATATAAAAGTATTATTTATGATAGTGTAAATCATTTATATTATAGAAATCCTGATAATCCTAGCAAAAACTTTGGCGGTAATTTACCAGAAAGAGAAACTCGTTTTTTAGGCGAGAAAGCTCATATTATATCCGTACCATCTACAATATACGATTTAAGGATACTTTCAGGCTCTATTAATTTTAAAGATCATTTTATAGAAACTTTACCTTTAGATAGAGAAAAATTAATAACTGCCTCTTCAACAGTTTATAACACCCCACCATTAATTGCAAATCACTGGGAGTTTGAAAGCTCACAAAGTGGTTTAGTTGACCTCTATGGTACTACTGCGTTGCAACAAGCTACAAGTTCAGGTGAAACTGGATTTCAAATACTCACTGGCTCACAAGCTCTAGTCGGTACAGGTAGTATATTATTTAAAGTTAATGGATATGATACAGTAAATGGTAGACCAGGAAGTGAACTAACTCATTCATATAATACTGGTAACGGACTACGATTAAAGCCAGCAGCTGATTTTACAGGTTCAAGTGTAGCTAATTGGTGGACTTATGAAGGAGGGCAAGCATTAGGTAATAATGCATCTCATGGTATGCCGGTTTATAATATTACTATGTGGGTTAATCCACCTGATTGGAACGAGATGCCAAATAATGTAACTGGAGCTCCTGGACAGAGTACTATTATTACTAGAGATAAAAACGCATACTTCGAATTAAATATGCTAACTAGTTCTTATGATAGTTATACAAATAATCCTAAAGGGTTGTTACCATTACAAATGTTCTGGGGAGCAACTGGGTCAAATGCAACTGACAGTACTATACAAGCTGCAATAGATAAAGGGTTTGGATTAGCAACTGGTTCATGGAACCTTATCAGTGTACAGCAAGAATTTTGGCCAGGTGATGCATTCTTAGGTACTTCAGGATCTCAATACCAAGAACTACCACCTTGGGGTCATTCACCTGCTAAAACCACTCTACGTATTTTTAGACCTGACCCTAACAATCATAGAGGTTATACTGTAATAAAACAGGTAGGTTACGCAACTCAGTCTATAGAGCCTGGTACAGCTAACTTACCATCACATTCATGGTCAAACGAAATATACCGTGCAGTTACTTCTTCTATACAATATGATAGAAGTTTATATGTGGGTGCATCTGGTTCCTATTCACTTGGAGCAACTCAAACTGCTAACCCTGGAGCTGATACTAAAATGAACGCTTTTACAGGCTCAATGGATGATATACGATTTTATGAATCTTCGTTAACAGATACACACTTAACAACTCTTTACAAACATCCATATTTACGGTTAGATCAAATAGCACCAATGACTGCTTCCTTTGACTTATTAGATGATGGTTACGGTAATTTTATAGATAAAGGCATTGATTCTAATAATTTTGTAAGTGAAAGTAATCTAGTAGGGTATTATGGCTTTAACGAGTTATTTACTATTTTAAATCAAACAAGCGGATCTTCAGATATACTATTACACAGAGGTTTAGGACCTACTAAAGTTAAAGATTTATCAACATACAAAAATCACGGTATTTCAGATAAAGTAAAATATACACCCGGTATTGCAGTATTCGCACAAAGTGGCTCTATACGATCAGCTGATTCTATAAATTACTATCAATCATCAGTTCAATCTGGTATTCGTGCTCAGTTTAATAATAGTGGTAGTGTAAAAATACCACATCATACAAAATTAAATTTAGGACACCCTCGAGGATTTGCAATAAGTTTTTGGGTTAAAATACCTGAAAATCAAATACCTGGAATTAATACAATATTACGTACTGAACGGTATGAGACTACTGGTGCAGGTGGTAATGCAGGAGGTACTAGGATACCTTGTTTTAATATGATATCCGGCTCTACTGCAGGTAGAGATTATGTAACTTTAATAACTAAAACTGGATTGAGTAATATCTCTAAACTAGATAACTCCTCAGGTCAATACTTTCAAGAATTTTCTAACAAAGGTGTTAACGATACATACCCATACAATATTGAACTAAAAAATACTCATTTTCAGCAAGATGGGGAGGATATAGAATATTGTGAATCAAATAAAATTAATACTTTAGTAGTTAGACGGTCTGATGGAAAAAAGACGACAGTTTTAGAATCTAAATTACCTTTAGCTCCTTTAGTTGATAATCATATAGTACTAGAAAAGGCAGGTGATGTACTTAATCTTTGGATTAACGGTAAATTAGACAGAACTGTAGTTGACTCTCTTGGCTGTACAGATAATGAATCTGATATATTCTTAGGTGATGACGGATTAGGTTGGGTAACTGGATCTAATATAACTCACACATTTCCATACCCAGTTAAGCCATTTAGTGGCTCTTTAGATGAGATAAGATTCTATAATACATCTTTGACTGAAGGTCAAGTACTTTCGTTATATGATAATAGCTGGAAAGAGTCAACTGCGTATCAAGAAGATGCAGTAGGTAATACTTTTTACGAACAAGGTTTATTATCATTAACTAATACAAATTATCCAAGATACTTTTCAGGATCTCTACATGAAGGTACTGCAACTATTGGTAACTCAACTGCAGCTATTTTTAGTGAGAATTTTAAATTATCATTAAAGAATACTAGACGGATATATGAGCATAAAATAAAATGTCATACAAAAGCTTCTGACTTTAATTTATCTCTAAATCCAACTTTATTAAAACCTATAATAGATGAATGCGGTAATGTTACTAATTCAGAAGAGTTGAGAGATTTTGCAACTAAACCTGAGTTTAATCCTTATCTTACTACAGTCGGACTGTACGATGAATTTGGTAGAATGTTAGCAGTAGCTAAATTAGCTAAACCAATTCAAAAACTGCAAAACGTGGATATGACGTTTGTAGTGCGGTTTGATAGGTAAATAACCTATTTATTATAGTAAACGTTATGGCAAGAAAAATTTCAAAAGCAAGAGCAAATGCTATCAAGCATGGCTATAGAAGCGGATTCGAACACAAAGTATCTGAGCAACTCACTGAGGCAAAGGTTAAGTTTGAATATGAAACAACCGTAATTCCGTATATAAAACCAGAAACTAATCATACATACACAATCGACTTTACATTACCTAATGGTATATTAGTAGAAACTAAAGGTCGTTGGGTTCTAGAAGATAGAAAAAAACATCTATTAATAAAAAAGCAACACCCTGAACTAGATATCAGATTAGTTTTTCAAAACTCTAAAGGTAAGATACGTAAAGGCAGTAAAACTACATATGCAGACTTTTGTATTAAAAATGATATTATTTGGGCAGATAAATCTATACCAACTGCATGGTATAACGAAAAAAATTAAAATAACGTTTGTTATTAATGATTATTTTCGTATATTAGTATATGCTTAAAAAACTACAGACTTTACTTGAATCTTTACTTAATAGAGGTAGACCACTGCAAAACGATGAAGTAGCGTTTCATTGTGCATTCTGCCATCATTCAAAAAAGAAACTTCAAGTTAATTTAAGAACTCAAATGTGGCAATGTTGGGTATGCGGTGTTAAAGGTCGAAGTTTATATCATTTGTTCAAAAAGCTTAAAGCATCTAAAATGCATATAGAAAAGCTTCAACAATTTACTGGTTATGTCGCTACTACGTCAGTTAAAAAATCATATGATGACTTATCACTACCACAAGAGTTTAAATCATTCCTTACAGTTGATAGCAGTAATCCAGAGTTTTGGAATGCATTAAGTTATTTAAAAAAACGAGGTATATCTCGTGAAGATATTTTAAGATATAATATAGGTTACTGTGAAACAGGGCCTTATAGTAAAATGGTAATTATACCGAGTTATGATAAAGATGGTTCATTAAATTTTTTTACTGGTAGATCATATTACTATGATGCTACGTTTAAACATAAAAATCCTAAAGTATCAAAAGATATAATAGGATTTGAATTGTATATAGACTGGAGTCAACCTATAACGGTAGTAGAAGGGGTGTTCGATGCTTTAGCAGTAAAGCGTAATGCAATACCGTTATTTGGTAAAATAGTTTTAGAAAAGTTAAAAAAAGCAGTAGTTGAAAATAATGTTAAGAATATTAATATAGCTCTTGATAGAGATGCACGATCAAAAGCATTGCAGAGTTGTGAGTATTTTATAAATAACGGTGTATCAGTTACATTAATTAATTTAGAAGAAGAAGATCCTAGCGATTTAGGTTTTTCAAAAGTTAATTCATTAATACAGGATAGTGAAGGGTTAACGTCATATAAATTAATGGAGATGAAAATTAAGGAGAAGATGATTTGAATAGTATAGATGTAGGTTTTAAAAAAGTAGAATGTATAGCACATATAGCTGATGTACATATACGTAATCTTAGACGTCATAAAGAGTATAAGCAGGTATTTAGAAAACTGTATAAAGATTTAAAAGATAACTTACCAGAAAATTCTTTAATATATTTAGCAGGAGATATAGCTCACGCTAAAACTGAGATGAGTCCAGAGTTAATTGAGATGACTTCTGATCTATTTACTAAATTAAGCAAGATAGCACCAACTATACTTATAGCCGGTAATCATGATTGTAATCTTAATAATAAAAACAGACTGGATGCATTATCACCTATAGTTGACTCTTTACATTTAGATAATTTTTATTATCTTAAAGATAATGGATTATATGAGATAGCTGATTGTGTATTTAATGTTATGTCAGTTTTTAATGATCCTGAAGATTATATATTATCTAAAAATATAAAAACCGATAAAACTAAAATTGCTCTGTACCATGGCTCTGTAGAGAGTGCAACTACTGATGTAGGATTCAAATTACCTGGTGAAGTAACGACTGATATA